TTAAATCGTCTTGTACTTTTAAATCTACAACAGAAAGACTGGCAAAAGCGTCTACTACTGCTGCTCCACTACCAGCTCCGTCTAGGTAAACTGCTTTAGTGTCACCGGGGGGAATAGTAATGTTAGCACCACTGCCTTGAGAAATAATTATGTTTTGAGAACCACTTGTACCATTTTCAATAAAGTGAACTCTGTTAAGTGTGTTAGGAGCTATTGTAATCGTACAGGCTGAATCTAGTGTTCCTGTGTACTCAATATACATAGCTCTGCCTGGATCAGTAGCTCCGTCTGCTACTGTGGTGGTATGCGTATCAGCGTTGGTGGTTATGCCTTCTGTGCCGTAGCCAAGTGCTTCACCAATCAATTCTAAGTTTGTATTTGTTGTTGTTCCCCAAGTTCCACTAGCATCACCAGTAGCCATTTCGTTAAGTCTTAGGTCATTTACGTATGTACTAGCCATTTATTGTTCCTCAATAGATTATTCTATTTTTTATATTTTTATTATACACAATTTTTAAGCAGCAACATCTTCCCAATTGGGTGTTTGTGTTTCTGTAATATCACTAAAATTAGAAGTTTGGTCTTCATCTAACAAACTCCATACCAATACTGTCCCTACACTTCCCGTAGCGGTTACTCCTGTAAGTGCAACATTTGCTTCTGCATCTGTTGTAATTGCTCCAGCAGATCCAGTTGCAGCGTTTAAAGTAACTGATAAATTATTATTAGATACTGTTGTTGCAGTACCTACAGCGCTTGTTCCTACAGTTCCTGATCCTGTTAGCGTTACGATGGCCTCACCATCTACTGCTACAGAAAGGCTTCCTACAGTCCCTACTGCACCTTCTATGGTGGCAATTGCTTGAGCGTTGACACCAGCAACGGGTGCGCCTGTTGTTCCTACTTGTGAAGCTGGAGTTACATTAGCTTCTGCGTCTACAGAAACTGTGCCTAATGCTGAAGTTCCAGCACCAGGTGCTGTAAGTGTTACTGGTAAAGGTTCACCAAAAGTTAGCTGTCCCCAGGTTCCTCGACCCCAACCGTTAATATTAGCCATTTAAGGCCTCGTTAAGCGATTCTAATGATCGCTGTGCTTGCTGCTGCTGCTGGAAATACAATTGTAAAGTCTCCTGCTGTAGAAGTTTTGTCACCACCAAAATCTATGGTGGCTACCGATTTATCACTATTAGTGTCGTTATAAATCATACAACCTCTAGCAGTAATAGTTGCTGTACCAAAAGTTAAATCTCCAAAGTCTGTAAACCCTGTAGTTCCAGAACTTGTCGGTGCAACTTTAGTCAAAGCGTTTCCACCCGAAGTGTAGTTAGTTCCACTTGCTTGCCCAGTTGTAGTAAAAGCTGTAGTAGCTGCGCCTAACGTGGCTGAACTGGTGTATAAAGCTAACTTAAAAGCGTTGCCGTTAGTGGCAAAATTATGAGTAGCTGTAAGCAGTTCTGTCTTAAAACTTGTAGTTAATGTTGATGTTATTGCCATTTAAGTACCTTTTATTATTTTTGCTAAATCCTCTGCATCTCCTTTTATTAATTCTTGAATTAAAGATGCCTTATATGATTTTATAGCATTATTCAAGTAAATCAAACACACTTTATAAATTAAATTTTCATAAGCTTTAGCTTGTTCTTTAATATGTGGAGCGCTGTCTTCTGAATACCCAATTATTTTTTCAGTTAATTGTTTTGCCCAGAACTCAGGAGGATGACCTCCAAAGTTTGTTGTTGCTATTTCTACCATTCCTAACTCTGGTATTCCGTCTGGTGTTAACTTCATTACCATTTTTCAGGTTCTACTGGTTCAGATTTTGTCATTGCGCTTTTGTCGTTTCTTCCAAAAAGTTTTGGTTCTATTTTTTGTTCTTCTTGTATTAGCTGACTTCTTTTAATTGGAGTTAATATATTGTCTTCACTTAGACCAATTACCAAAGGATCATCAAGTCGATGGTAGCCGTACAATTTTTCTTCAGCAGGTACGGATGTATCAAGTAAGGAAGAAGAATGTGCTATTTCTATTTGTATGCCTGCTTCCATACACTTAGCTAACCAAAATTCGCAACAAGCTCTACCTGATTCTGCAAAATACAAATTGCCTTTGTAATTAAAATCTAATCCAAATAATTGTATAGATCCTACTTTGTTCCAAAGAGCAAAAGCTATTGCGTAAGCTGCGGTATTGTTTAAATAATGGCAATTGGCGTGTTGTATAACTTCTGCAACAGGATATTCAACCAAACCAGGACATCTTTCGTCCATTTCACACGTGTAGATAGGACCTTCGTGTTCTTTTAGAAGTTTTACCATACTATTTGTCTGGCCTCCTGCATCGTCTGTTTCTAGAAATCTTGACGCGGGATCCATCATAAATACTCTGTCGTGAAATATAACGCTTGCTACTGCGTTAATTGCCCACACTTCATCAAAAGTGTCGCTGTGTGATTTTGCAAGATTGTAGTCAAACCAGCTTTTACCCAAGCCAACTATTGCTACTGTCTTGCCCTCAAGATTCTTGATAGGCTCCATACTTTCTCCTTTTATTTAACTTACTTGAGATCGGAAAGAGTCGTAGCGATATTCGTCGCGCCTTCCTCTAGCTTCTGCTCTATTTTTTAATCTAGCTATATCTTGTTGGAATCTAGTTTCGTAAGTGTTGAGCAAATCTGGTTCACCCTTCATAAAAGTATAAGCCTCAATTAATGAGCCATACAACAAAGCATCTCTAGCATTTTGTGAAAGCCAAGTTCCTGTAGTTATAGAAACTAAACTTGCAGGTCGGTAGAGATAATGCAGCTCAACTGAATAATCAGCGTCTGGTAATGGCGCGACTACGACTGTGGTTCCAGAACTTCCTGAAGTGCTGTATTCCTTGTCAAAGTCTGCGTAGTATAAAGGCAGTCCTCTCAGACTGGTATCAGTTATATCAGGCGAGTATTCCTGCATAAAACTGGGGTGTTTCTTTTCCAAAAAATGATAATCGTTAGAACTATCAATTACGGCTAAAGAAAAGCTCAAGATAAAATCCGTTGGACACGTTAAGAAACGATTTCCTGTAGTTAGATTACCCGTTTGATTTTTTCTAAAAAAATCTTCCTGTACTAAGTTAAATATACGGTCTTCAGCATTTTTAACAAAATCAGGAATCGTTGTATTAAACGTAGATTCGTTATTATCTGTAAAACTTTGAATTAATGTAAATAACTCGTTATAGGTCATGTTGTGATTGTAACGCTTCCTAATGAAGCTGTCATTTTTGTTATTGTGTAGTTAGAACCTAATATGCTTGAGTTCATAGACAAGAAGTTGTTACTGGTATTGGTAAAATTATTTGCATCGCTTACAACAACAAAACCCTCTCCTGCTTCTACATCGTTATTAGGTCTAGGATTGTGAAGAGCTTGTTTATCTGATACTACGGGGGTAGGGTCTAATTGCGGTGCTTTTGGCTCAAAACATTCTGTACAAGTTTTAAGATTGTTCCATTCTTTTTTTAATTCGTGTAATTTGTATTCAAAACCACAACGATCACAAAGACCTATAGCAAACTTACCTGCGGAATAACCCATTAATAACTACTTCTCATTGATGGTTTTATACGAAAAGAAACCCTATCTTCGTCTTGATCGGCAGCTCTTTGAAATTCTTCTTCGTATATTCCTTTTAATAATTGGGTTTTTTCTGGCGCTCTTTTTACGGAAAGGTAATAAGCTAATCCTGCGGCAAAACAAGGATAAAAACGAAACGGCATATCCATTGTATTAATGGCAGTATCCGCATCATCCATTCTAACCATTTTGTTAAACAAAAGTACGTCTGTAGAATTTTCTGGAGAAGGCCATACTTTAATGACGGGTTCTGTTAATTTATCAAAAAAGAATTGCGTAGGACGTCCTTTTGTTTCTTTTACAGGAATATTGTTGTACTCAGCACGGCTAATTCTAGTAATATTAGTATCAGTTATTGTTCCATTAACAGTGCGTCTTATTGCCATATCTAAGATGTCTATAACATTACTGTTTAATGTATAGGTAGGAGTTCCTTCTATTAAAGCTTGAGTGGTTTGTTCTATTGTCCACTGGTTTAATCCTCTGTTTGCCCATTCAGCCAACATAATATTAATGGACCGCTTTGCTGTTTTTAAATCGTATCCCGTACGTAATTCAAGACCGCAACGTTCAAAAGCCTCTTCTATAAACTCAGTTACGTTGGGTTCAAAATTTGTACTGTTTGATAATGCCATTACTTTTTCTTTTTAAGAGATCTTTCTATTTGTTTTGCTTGTTTTAGATGAAGCTTTGAAGCTCCTTTTAGTTCTTTAACGAGTTTTCTTTTTTCTGCAATTGATAATTCCGTCATTATTCATCCTCCGCATATAGATTATCAAAAATCCTGTTTACATCAAGAGTATAGTCTAAATCAGATTTAGAATAGTGTATATGGGCAGATGGTTTAAAATCTGGAGCGCCTTCTCCTGTTTCAAACCAGGCAGGATGTGTAACTCTAACTCTGTTATTTGGTAAGGCTACAATATTACCAGTCCATTCGCCTGCATCTAACAATTCTAATACGTGACTTTGCTTGTGTTGAGCTGGGTCATCGGCTATTTCATTTTCTGCGTAATCCACTGTAAACATATACTTAGCTGGGTAAAATTTACCATCAATCTTTGCCATCCAAGGACAAGGTGTTGCTCTGTCTATAACGTAAACTGCATGATTATGAGAAGAACAATCCCAAGGTTGGGCATCGTGAACAGCCATTGGTTCTGGCCATTGTTCAAAAGGTGTATCTCCTACTAAAGCAGTAATTGGCATTCTTGCCCACATAGCTCCACCGTGTACGGTATCTTCTTCTTCACCTTCTGCTTCTATGCCAGTAAATATAACTTGAAAACTTAAACAACGACAAGGCATCGTTGTTACAGCTACTACCATAGCGTGTAGGAATTCTCCGTGGTATTTTTCGTGATTGTGTGTGTATTCTTTTCTAACCCAACATTTAAAATGTGGGATATTGCTTTGCAGGTAAGCCACTTTAAGACTTGCCTACTTTACCGCCTTTTGCATATCCTTTAGATTTCATTGGTCCGCCATTACGCATGCCTTTAGACTTCATAGATGCAGCGCCACCCATTTTCATTCCTTTGGATTTTACTTTTCCGCCGTTTTTCATCCCTTTGGATTTTACTTTACCGCCACTGCTGTAGCCTTTAGTTTTTTTAAACATTATTACTCCTAATACTCTTTAGTTTTTTTACGTCGCTTGTTCATAACCTTACCACAACCTTTTGCTATAAACACTCTTACAGGACCGCCGTCTTTTTTCTTTGGCCACCTTTTTTGCATGTCTTTATATGCTTTATCAGAAATAGTAGATTTACTCTTGGATCTACTTTTTCCTGCTTTTTTTCTTTTATTTATATTTTCTACTAAACTCATTTAACAATCCCAGTCTTTACGCGCCCAATAATTTGCGCTGCATCTGTCACTTTTTATTCCACCACTCCTGGCACAATAACTTTTCTTTCTAGAAGCAGTACCTTTGTGCATACCCATTTTTTTATCGCCAAAAGTTATTCTTTTAACTTTTCCGCCATCGCTACTAGGACATTTAACATAAACTTCTTTACGTTTTTTACCGAAACCACCATTGCCTTTAGGAATGGGTCTAGGTTTGTTAAGTGTTACTTGTTTGCCCTGCCACTCTGCCATTTTTAAGCATGAAAAGCGGTTATAGTTCCAAATGTGCTTCGGGTATATTGAATATATATACCATCATCAAATAATAAACCGTTATCGGGTATGGTTATATCTCTTGTTACGGTAGCACTAGCAACACTTCCTAGTTTAAATATATTTGTTCCTGTTGGAGAGGTCTTTAAAAAATTTAAAGTACCTGCCGTAGCTGAACAAACCATATTTATTCCTTGTAGCCTAGCTCTACCTGCATAAATAACATCCGCTGCAGAATTATTAATTCCTGCGGATACGTTACCTGCTGGATTACCAACCGCTGAAATACCTGATATTGTTTTAAAATATTTAGATCCAGTAGCTGTTCCTGCATTAGCACCTGTTATTGACTCTGTTTGAGCATCGCCATTAACATCAGTACCTGTAACAGTAAATGATTTAGCTGCATCGTTACCAGCAGAAAGAATAGTTACTACTCTTCCAGAATCAAGAGCTACCGCACCGCCAGAAGCTAACGCACCACCTATAGTAAGTGCTGCATTATTTCCTACTGCTGCTGCAACCGATATACCATCAGCATCTAAAGCTGTAGTATCGGCAGTTATAAAGACTGCTGTGAC